TTTAGGTGTCAACCCAAACTTTTCAAAGATAAGATAAGCATTACCCCTACTACCATCTTTAGCACCAAAAGTAATAGCAGGATAATGACCTGCCCAACCATCATCTAAATACCAAATAGCTAAAGCATATGGGTCTACCATATCTACTACTTCATTCTTAACAACTTTCCATCCCTTTTCTCTCTCTGTATAGAATAAATATCTATACGGGTTTAAATCACTATGTGCTTTAGTTCTAAAGATATGACTAGCAAATTCTCTACTATAAGCAATAGTTAAATCTCCTGCACTCCATTCACCCCACTTATCAGCTTTCCATTTTAAATAGTCTAGCTGTTCAGGTGAATGTCTTTCTTCATAGTGAGATGCTTGTCCTCTAAAGGCAATTCTTCCATCACCTAACATAGAACCTATTAATAATGATTTCAATTCACCTTCAATAGCTGGTGGGGTAAATCTTTCATATCTTTGTAGTGTAGGGATATTATAATCTTCTCTCCATCTACTTACTCTTTTTTTAGTTGCATCGTAGCCTTCTTTACATAGAACTTCTGCTATTTGTTCATCTGTCAATAAAGACTTTGTATATAACTCTGATAATCTATCCGATGTAATTGGACATGGTATCTTTTTCATTTATTTGTCCTCCTTGTTTCATATTATATTAAAAATAGGAGAACGGTTCAAATTAAAATAAAAAACCCCATGAGCTTTTTAAGGCTCATGGGGTTCTGTACCCACGATAAAATCGAGTGTTTAACTATTAACGAGTAACGGTCAAACGAGCCAAACCACGAGGATTGTAAGCACCAATACCGAGATTTTCAAACACTGAGAAACCGATTGTACGAGCTTTAGGATCATCAGCAGAGAGAACGGTCAATTCAGTACGAACTGGGATACGACCGAACATTTCTGGTTCACAGCATACATAAACAGTACCGACAGGAACTAAACGAGAGGTGATAAGTTGAGCACCCCAAAGTGTAGCCTGAAGACCTGTCTTCAATAATGCAGCTTGTGATTCGATATCCAAGATGTCACGACCGAATTTTCTGATGTCAGCATAATCACGAGCATTCATGAATACACGAGCAACACGAAGATCATGTCTTTCGATCAAAGAATAAGCATCAGCAAGTACAGCACCATTTAAAGGAGCTACTACAGGAATATCTGCATTTTGATTGGTAAGAGAATCAAAACCTTGAGTAGCAACAGAATCAAGAATAGCGAATACTCTTTCATCTTCAGCAGCTTGGATTTGAGCTCTAGCTAAATCTTGGGCTCTTTCGATCAAGTCAAAGCGTCTTTCCTTAATTTGAGTTAAAGGAATTTCTGGATTTGAAGCGATTTCAAAGAGAGGGAAAATCACTCTTCTTGGCTTGGTGATAGCGAGAATGTTTTCACCTTCTTCACCAACTACGAATGCTGTGACATCAGGATCTTTGTCATAGATTGGCAAAGCACCGTCAGGAAGTTGTTCTACCAAGAAAGTCTTACGACCAACGGAGGTATAATCTCTTCTCAAACGGAGTGGTTGAGTCATAGAAGCGGCTAACTTAGCACGACCTTGTGGGGTCTTGATGTAGTCGGAAATAATTTTTTGCTTTACTGCATTATCAACATTATTTGTAGTCATTTTAACAATCTCCTATTAAATTCTTTGATCGTAAACGAGTTCATCTGAACTTGAGTCTGGGGCGATTGTTAAAATAGCGATAGTCCAGTAAGCAGAACCACCATGATTTGGACCTGAATCTTCTACGATATCATGTGAGTTATCGCCATCGATTAGGTTAGTTAAATAACCATTTCTAGAAGCAATAAGTTCATCACCAACAGTCCATACAACATTTCCACCATCGAGGTTCTTTGTTTCATAGAGCTTGTTACCATAAGTACCTTGAGCAGATACATAAGGACCACGATTAGAAGCGATACCAGGTTGATTGGTAAATGCTTGACCATTAGCTGTATTGATAAATACACCAAGAGGTCTACAGTTTTGATTACTAACAGGACCACCGATAGGACCGTTAACGGTTGCTGTATCTGCATCAGGTCTGGTGAAAGCAACAGAGCCACTCAACACACCAAAAATTTGTGATGAGAAACCAGAAGCGGTTGTAACATTAGCAGCTACAACTGGGGGGTTGGTTTGTGTGAAAGCATCAGCAGCGAGCTGAGTTACAGTATTACGAACACCAACATGAAGGATTCGCAATGCACTGTTGCTTTCAGTAAAACCACCACTAGCTTGTCCAAGTAGAGCCATAGTTATTCTCCTATGTAGGTCTACTCCCTGTTTTCAAGGGAAGTGGAAGGGTTAAAGAAAGTTTTTTTAAAAAGTTTAAAAGTCTCTTAAACGAGTTATACTCATATATATGACTCTTTTATATAGATAGATTATTATAAATAACCGACTATATTTTAGTTTTTGTTTGAAAAATTATAAACTTTTCAAACTCTAAAGTTAATTATTTAAACTCTTTTAACTTTATAAAGAGTTGCTAAATCTTAGCTGAAGTACTTGCTAACATCAGGAGCAGATTCCCATAACTTAGAAAGTTCATTAGAATCAGACTTAGATGCTGTGCGAGAGATATTTCCAAGAGTCTTTACAGATGCTTTACGAGAATTGATGGAAGGTCTTGGAGAGAAAGAAGCTTTCTTAGAAGAGGTTGTTTCTTCTTCATCGGCTTCTTCTTCTTCACCTTCTTCTTCTTCAGCAAATCTCCAAGAAGCTTTCTTAGAGGTTTCTTCTTCTTCTTCTTCTTCAGCTTCTTCTTCATCGGCTTCTTCTTCTTCAGCTTCTTCATCAGCAGAGAACTTCCATTCAAAAGCCTTCTTGTTGGACTTCTTTTCGCCCTTTGAAGATTTCTTGGATGCATTTTCTTCTTCTTCGTCAGCTTCATCATCTTCAGCTAATTTACCCTTAGTGGATTTCTTTTCACTCTTGGTAGACATTTTGCCTTTAGCAGAAGCTTTCTTCTTAGAAGCAGTTGTTTCTTCTTCATCAGCTTCATCTTCATCGGCTTCATCATCTTCAGCAAATTTAGCAAAAAGAGAAGCTAATTTAGGATCGACAGAAGATTCTTCATCAGCTTCTTCATCTAAACCCATAGGGTCTTCAGATTCTTTTTTAGCAGATGCTTTTTCAGCTTTAGCAGGAGCTTTTTTAGCAGCAGCTTGTTTCTTAGCTTGTTCTTCAGCGAGCATAGAAGCGAGCATAGAAGCTACATCTTCATCATCAGCTTCTTCATCATCAGCTAAGAGGTTTTCTTGATAACCGAATTGACTGTCATTTTGAGAAACATTAGGATCATAACCACCTTCAATTTCAGCAAGAATTTCAGCCATTACAGATTCTTCATCATCTTCAGCCATAAAAGAACTCATATGACCATGAGAGCCCATATGATCTTCTTCTTCAGCGAGATAGTCAGCGAGAACATTAGCGAGTCTCTTTAAACCGTTTTTAGAGGCATAACGAGCTGTTGGTTGACCTTCACCTGGTTCTTTATAACGACCAGCTGGTTGGACACTATCTTCTTCGCCATGGTAACCAGTAGCATCTTGAACAGCTTCTTCAGCTTGTCTTAAACGATGCTTTAAACGAGCATTAGCTTGCTTGAGGTTGGTAATTTCTTCAGCGAGGACATCAACAGGAGACATAGCATCACTAAAGTCATCTTCCATCATGCCATCAAAACCCATAATGCCACCATCAAATTCTGCATTACGGTTACCAGGACCGATATCAGAACCATGATAGCCTGTAGCTGATTGCATTTCATCGCCAGCTTCGAGGTCAGCCATGAGATTAGCTAATTCATCATCTTCATCAGCCATTTGGTGACTTGCATACATAGAAGCTCTACGACCTCTTAAAGATGCTTGACGGTTTCTACGATAAGAAGCTTTTTTGGAGATAGCATCTTCAGCTTCAATTTCAGCCATAAGATTAGCTAATTCATCTTCTTCATCAGCTTGATCTTCACCGGCTTCGAGTTCAGCCATAAGTTCTGATAATTCATCATCAGCTTCATCATCTTCAGCCATGAAAGAAGCATGGCTATGACCAGCAAATTCGTCCATGCCCATAACTTCATCTTCAGCCATAAAATCAGTAGCAGATGCAAATTTAGAGTTAATAGAGTTATTTGGGAGATCCATGAGTCTGAGAGC